TCCATTAATCATTCTCCTTTATACGGTTCTGGAAGTTGCATCCATGCAATAACATCTAAAATATGCCATCCATCAGTAAAATTTACACCGTTCCAAAATGCTCTAAATGGATACACTTTGTCTTGCTCGTTACTTCCATGTTCTGTTGTAACCAAATATAATTCCAAATTCTTTCCTTCCAAGACAGGATTTGTTTTCGGTTCTTCCGGCAACCGCTCACTGCATGGAATCCACTGACCAAGTCTGTCCTTTTCCTCGGCATCTTCCAGTCTCGCCAACTTCTCCATAGCTTCTGACAACTTATTCTTATCCTTAATCACTGCTTTTCCAGCATGATATTCTGTATATCGCATTTATTCTACCTCCTCTTCCTCCGGGAATTGAAAAATTTCTGATTGTGGCTCAAAAAATATACTATCGTAATATTCTCTGCACATTTCCATAGCTTTGATTGCTTTTTCTTCGGTGGAATATTCAGCTAAAATATAAACTCTATCTCCTTTGCCGAGGTCATTTCCTGGAAACGTTCCAACGATTGTTGCCATATTTTTCGAATATGGTGAAATTGCAATCAATTCATAAGGCACATCCAGTAATCCGTTCTGACTAATGATTCTCATAGATTACCTCCAATCTGCTTCTGGTTCAGCTTCAACCTCAACATCATCATCGTACATATCCATAATATCTATGATATAGCAGAACGCCCTGTCTAACCTCATCATGAAAATGTCAAATTCATCCATATAACTTAATGAATTGATGTCGAGTTCACTTTTAAATCTTGCAATAATAAATCTATTGCTTTTTAATTCATACAAATGGAGTTTCTTTGTAAGCTTCTCGTCCTCTTCACACTTAAAAATCAAATCACAATACCTTGTGCCGCATATCGATGTTGACAATTCAGTTTCGAGCATTGCGGATACGTTCTGATAACTTGGCGTATCGTCTGTGCAGATTTCAAGTTTAGATGTATCAACATTCTTGCTGACATATTCCTTATATTTCTCGAATACGTCTTTTAAGCTGATTACATCTTTATCCGGCTCTGTCATAAGGCTCTTGAAGTTTCCTAAGATTTCCTTGTTGTCAACTAAATTCGTACTATTGATAATTTCCGTGAGAACTGCATCGAGCTTCACTGTATATTTGTCCAGATTTACTCTTTCGATTGCCGGTGTCATTACTTCTTTTACTTTTTCATCGATAATCTTTTTTGCTTCACCGCTCCATCTAAACTGTTCTTCGATACTACTTTTCAATGCTTTGGTTACGGCATCGGATACAAGATCTTCAACTGTTCCGTCATTCAATTTATCTGCTACTGCTTTTGCTATTCTTTCTTCAAATGTACTCATAATTCGTTCCTTTCTCACTACTTCATAAACAAAATCCAACGTGTCTTACCTCTCTGATCTCCGAGAAGCGGTTTCATTCCAAACTCTTTCAACACGTCATTCAGTTTTATTTGTTCCTCGTTCCACTTAAAAACCAGTATTCCGTCAGGTTCCAACACTCTCATGCATTCATCAAACCCAGCTTTTAAATATGGTTTCCAATCTTTCGGTAGAATCCCGTATTTCTTAGCAAGCCATGATTCACTGCCTGCTTGTTTTAAATGAGGTGGGTCAAACACCACAATCTTAAATGTATTGTCCGGAAATGGCATCTCCCGGAAGTCCATTTTTATATCCGGCTTAACTAGAAGTGTTCTGCCATCACACAATGTTGTTTCAAGTTCTCTATTGTCTGCAAACAGGACATCTTGATTCTCTCTGTCAAACCAAAACATCCGACTTCCACAACATGCATCAAGTATTTTCTTCATTTCGTCCCTTTCTTGACAACCGACTACCGGCTGATAATCGGCTGTCTGATGTTTTAGCTGCTACTCTATTCCTCTTTGTACTTCTTCAAAATATCTGTAATTGCTTTCATATGCTCTGCGACTACAAGCAAGTCGCTGTCACTAATAATCCCAATCACTTCTTTTCTTTTAAATTCATTTAACTCGTACACTCCACGCTGAAAACCATCGAACAACATGGCTAAATGGTTTTCTTTCAATGCATTTGAATCTGGCTCATAAAAAATTTCTCCTTTGTCATGTTCTCCAAATTTATCTGTGAAGAACTTTGTTCGCTTTGGAGTGATTCTCGTGATTTGTGCCGGAGTAATTAACTGATGCCGGAATGATGATTTCCATCCGTAGCTCACTTTTCTTGCAATTCCAACAAAATCTCCAACTTTTAATGTGTCTTTGTCTATCTTTTTTAATTCAATATTCATTCTTCTCACCTATGCAAATCTTTCATTTCGGCATTATCTCCATGAAGTCCTCAATGCTCATCTGCGACTCTTTTTCAACTTTCAGCATTTCATTTTTTGCCCTTGTGTAGAAATTCCGATCAATCTCAAACCCAAATGCACTTCTACCGAGATTTCTTGCTGCTCTCAACGTGCTTCCTGATCCGCAACATGGATCAATAACTACATCTCCAGGATCAGTAAATGTCTGAATCAATTGTTCCAACAACCTTACTGGCTTCTGAGCCGGATGAATTTTCGGAATATCTTTTCCATCCTTTTCCCACTTGAACCAGTTAAATACCATATGTCCTGTACCTCGAATCGTTTTTCCGTTTTCATCAAACTGTGCGCCATTTCTAAATTTCGGTAATTTGTCTCGGTATAATACCAAAGCGTATTCCGTAGCACCTACAATACGCATATTTGCTTTCAATACCTGTGGACTGTAATTTTTTATAAAGACAAGCGGTATGTAATTCACAAAGCCATGTTTTTTAGCTGCGTTGATCAATGTGCTTAACTGTTCAAAACTGCAAAATACAATCATGCATGGCGCATCAGAACTTCTACCACGCTTTCCGGCTTTCTTAGGTTCTTTCTTCAACATCTTTGAGCAAAAATGGAAATACTCATACAGATTGAAATTGAAATCTGAATTAAACGCTGCTTTCTTTGCAAGTTTGCTTTCACCGTTTTTGTTATCCCCACCTACATACCACATTGGATTGCTTCCGTAAAAGTTGCTTCCTACATTGTATGGCACATCAGCTATAATTAGCTGTGCTGGTGGGATTGCATATTTTTTGTAATTCTGCATTGAATCTCTATAAATATCACATTTAAGTTTTTTTCTTTGTTTCATCTTCTCGAAAGGAGCCGATATATCTTTGCCCGGCCGGAGCTCCGTCTCCTTTCTGTAATTTACATATCCATTTCACAAAACTTGAATTAATATATTAATTTTGTTCCACATTCCGGGCAGTGCTTCGGTTTGGTTTCACTATAATCATCATTTCTTGCAACTCCGCAGCCACAGAACGGACACTCAATTTCATCGTCCGCATCATCGCCTTCATAGTGGACATCCATTCCATCTATAAATTTATTTTTCAACGCTTCCACTGACTCAAGCGCGTCTATCCCAAGAGCAAATGCTTCTCTCTTCCTCTCACTGCTTTCCCACGCCTTTTCTTCTTTTAAAATCTTTGCTGCTTGTTTACTATTCATATACATTACCTACACTTTCGCCATTATCCCGTTAACTTCCACATATTCTGCCGGAACAGCAATATACTTTCTTCCGTTAATTTCTGTCGTTGTCACATCACCGATACTCTCTGTGGCAATAGTCATTTTCCCGTCTGCAAGCTGAATTGAAATATTTTTACCGTCACAAATATTGGATGCCATGATTTCCATATTACCTATATTCTCTCTGTAAGCTTCATCGAATGTATCACCTTCCACAGCATCGCAATTTTCCAGAATCTTTCTCAGGCTGTTCTTATCTATTTTGTACGGTTCCACATCATACTCATGTTCAATCATCGCTACGTTGATGCCGTCATAGATGTCTTTTACCGTATCTAAATCAGGATTTTCGCCAAGTGTATCTTCCAGAAATCTCGCAAAAACATCTTTCTGCTCGTCTGCTGATGCAACTACATCAATCCCAAGCACATCTCTTACAAGATGCTCCTGTACTTCTGCGCTCTTTTTTGTATAATATAGCAAGCTATGTATATCTGTTGATCTGTCATTAAATGCCGGGAACAGAAATCCTTTATCAGGCATATCCACCACCCAGTCACGAGTTCTTTCCTCAACACTCTCGCCATTGAACGAAAGTCCAGCTTTCGAAAGTTTTACCTGGCAGATACTGCAAAGGATATAATCATATACCTCATCTGATGCATCTTCCATCTCTACTCCGTCTGATGTCTTCCCTGGCACGTCATAAGCTGCATGAATAAGCACAATGTAATAATTTTCAGCACAATCATATGATTCAATGATTTTGTCATAAAATGCATCAAGCAAATTGCTATCGGTTAACTTGCTTTTCCGAAGCTCCATTAACATCCAGTGTGCTTCTCCATCAGAATCTCCATTTCTTGCGGCATCTATTGCATATTCAAGATTCAAGAGATTCTTTCCGATGTTCCCTGATAATGTCTTCTTAAAAATGTCAAAATACTTAAAAGCCTGCTCTTCCGGGAGGGATAGAAAAGCCTCCGTTTTCTCCATCTTCTTTTCTTTATCATGATTAACATAGCAACCTGCAATTCTCGTAATCGCACAATTCTCCGGCGTGAACTGCTTACGAATTTCCAATACCTCTTTTTTATTCATCTTCTACCTCCTCCTACTTTTCAACAAATTGTTTTTCTAGGTCATACATGTCATACCCACGACCAGTAAAATTATTAAATTTTGTTCCTTGCGCGGGTTTCGCGGTCCATTCCAGCCGATTCCCTCTCGCCCAGTTTCTCACTGCGGCACGCCAGTCTTTCATTTTGTTTTTTCCGACCATCCAGTCCTTAGACCGATAAAAGTCAACAAATCGCTCACAATCAATGCGATATTCCTTTTCCCTGCAGTAATTTTCAACTTCTGTTACTGTGGGTGGTTTAAAGCGGGACGCTTTTTCTTTAGACACGTTAGTGTCTTTCTTTTTAATATCATTATCATTTACATTTACATATACATTAGGTTGTGGGTTGGTTACATCTTGGTTATTGTTTGGTTTTTTCTTGGTTACATCTTGGTTATTGCTTGGTTCCCGTTTGGTTATTGGTCTACCACCTTTTTTCCCGTTCTCGTAACGCTTATTATTTGCATCAATCTGAGGTTTCACCAGGCAAAATACTGTATATTCAATCCCTCCTGCAGTAGGTTCAGTACCGTCTAATGCGTAACCTATGATGGCTTGCATAACCTTCTTATACTCTTCGGGCGGAAGTCCTGCGATAGCATCTGCAAATGATCGGTAAAATACAAAGCTGTCTCTCATTACTTTTCACCTCTTCTAATTATCATGCAATGCCTTCCCATACATTTTCATCCAATCATCTAACGGCATTGTAACAAGCCACTCTTTTCTATTTCTTCGATGCATAACAACTGGATTTTCGCCATCTCTAGCATCATTCTTCGATTGCTCGATAGCATCATAGATATTAAGCCTTTCCACCCTCTTACATTCGATGTGGACTCCTGGAAGGCCTACAACATCAGCATCTCCGTTTGATCCGCAATATTGTTGCCCCCTCCGGCTGTCATACCCATACTCTCTTAATATTGTGGCAAGCTCGCGCTCACCATTCTTTCCCTTATTGTTAGAATTCATTTTGATACCTCTGAGCATCTGCTCCAACTATCGTAAGTCTGCTTCATGCATAATCGTTTAAGCTGTATCGCTCTCGCCCTATGTAAGTCTTTGGCTATATATTCGTGAAACGCTGCTTCATCTACCGGATCAATCGGTATCGGTCGAAATACACCTTTCCCGACATTGATAATGCAATCACCGTTACAATTCGCTTTTTCTATCATATTACGAAATATTCTATCGACACTCGGATCCGCTGGACGCTGTATTGCATTTCTGTGTCCGTCGCATATCCGATGAAAATAATCTTCTGCTTTTTCTCTCGACGTCATATTTTCTCCTTTCTGCCGGAGTGCGGCATCTCCGGCATCGTGACACAATATTTGCAAAACCGAACATTTTACCTTCAGTTACATTTGCCGCATGAATCTATGTGAATGAGTTACAATCTGTTCTTTCCAAAAATTCGAATGAACTCTTCTCTGGTCCCGTAATGCTCCTCGAAATATTGCTGAGCCATCTGCTTAAGCTTAAGATCCAACCCTTGATTGGGATTCCCGTGAACACTGTCTGCTTCGTTCTCGTGCAAATAGCATGCTATGGGAATTACGAAACCATATTCTTCGGATTTCGACCTGTATGGTCCATAGAAAATGTGGTGTCTATGGCAATATGGCGTTCCGGTAAAGTAACAATGCTCCATGTCATCTGTGAACACACTCCATAATCGTTTAGACATCTACACCATACCTCTCTTTCAAGAGTCTCTTTTCTTCCGGTGTTGCTATTTCTCTGTCCGGAATGCCTGCTTCCTTACACATGGTAATCATTCCGCCTATCAGCCTTGCCATTTCCTCTGTGTTGTACGTATGGCTGCCACGAAGTAATCTGTACGTTCGATACATCACATTGTCATTGCCCTCCCGCACTTGCGATGTCGGCTGTAAATGATAATTCACGGCATATCTAACTTGATTTTCTGCATCTTCTGTATCCGGAATCGTTGTAAACACTGACTTCCCATCAATGATCCAAGGTTGTCCATATCTGATTAACGCTATGTTATGCACCTCCGGATTTGCCATATCAAGGACCTTTCCCAACTTCGATACGAGCACCCAGTAATATGCATTCGCATCCAAGCTTCTCTTCTTTCGATATTTCTTTATCCGAATGGTCAATTTTTCGCAACCCTTTAGATCTTGGAATGCTTCTCTTGCGTCTTCATTCAGTTCAAAGGACGCTGTCTGTTTGCCAGTAGCATAATTCATGGACAACCCTTGAAATATTCCTGTGAAATCCATTACTGTTCACCCATTTTATTCATGAGAATCATAAAATGCTTTACTGTAAGTTCTCTTAAATCCTTCACTTTAAAAAAGTTGCATACATTTTCAACAGTCTGATTGTGATTTGGAATGCATTTCATTAATGTGTTATACTGTGCGTCCGAAATCAAACTCATTCCCTCTTGTTGTTTAATAGCATTCAAAACCTCATCTGCACTGGCAACACTTGTATCAATTCCAATTCCGCACATTCCAAGCGCTCTTCCTACAGCTGATGTCTCGCAATTTTCAATATAAGAAGTCTTGTTTATGAATGAGGAATCCTCTTTTTCATACGCATGTCCCACTCCTAGCACTG